GTGCATCCTGATAAGGATTCTTCTGTGATGATTGATACATCTGCTGCATATTAGGTTGTGCACCCATCATACCTGTAGTTCCTTTCATCTGTGCCATCATCTGTGTAGGTGCTGCATAGTATGCTTGCTCTGATTGAGGCAATACATTCTCCATAAGATACTTACTTCTACGAACATCACTAGCTGCACGCTCTCTAGCGGCAGTAGAAGACCTATCCATACCTCTGCTCACATAAGCTGCCTCTCTAGGCTGGTCTGCTTCTCTCCAGATATCAGATAACATACCTGAACGTCTACCGAACTCTTTACCGATACCTGCCTTTACATTAGCGGGGTCAAAGTATGCCTCGAATCGAGGTAACATCTTATTGTAGTAATCTTGAAGAGGCTGTTGTTGAGCTCTATACTCATCACCTGCCTTATTTGCTTTATAAGCACCATATAGACTCTTAGCTGCTGGAGCTACCCATTCTTTATTCTCTTTATACCAATCACCTACATCAGATATCCAGTCCCAGTCACTGCCTGAGCTAGAGTAATCTTCCCATCTATCAGCTTGGTCGTATTGAGTCTCGTAACCTTCAAAGTCACCCCAAGTATCATCACCCCATTCATCATATGCCATTATTCTTTCTCCTTATTCTTTATGTTCTCTATTACCATCCGAAATCATCTCCTGACCAACCATCACCACCATCATCTGAGTCATCACCATAGCCACCATAGTCACCACCATCTGAATCATCTGAGTAATCAGAGCCTCCGTCACTAGGGCTAAAGTCTGTACCACCACTTATGTCATTACCAAAGCTATCTGAACCTGAGTTAGTATCAGGGTTCCAGTTGTAGTCACTACTATGGAAAGTCTGTCCGCCACCAGGTGTCCAACTCGCATCCCCTTCCTGACCATAAGGTAAACCTTGAGCGACTGCCTCTTCTACATTCGTAGGAGCAGGTGTAGACCAAGCATCATTAGATACATACTCACCTAAGCTATCGTCCCAGTGTTTAGTAGCATCATAAGCTCCTGCTAACCAGTCAGCTTCATACCCCTTCTGAGACTCAGTTAGCGTGCCTTGTGCTTGTCTCTTTCTAAAGTTATCCACAGCTTGGTCATATATTTCAGTGCCTTGTTTATAACCAGTAGCTTCAGCCCATTCAGCTGAAGGACCTACCCAATTCTCATTGTAATCTCTACCACCAAAGGTATTACCTAGGTAACCACCAGCCCAAGCACCTAAAGGACCACCTAACATACCACCAAGAGTGCTACCTAATGAGCCATAGTTGGTGACACCTTGTCCATAATCCATTAAGCCCATAACACCACTAGCATAAGGGACATCAGCAAGCTGTAAGCCTTTACTCATCATACCACGTTGAGACCAATCGTCATTCAATAGGGATAAGTATGGATTACCTGAAGCCATAGCTAACTGGTCGATAGCACTATTGCCTGATAAACCTAAGGCTCTAGAAGCATCATAATTACCTGTGGCAGCACCATATAGACCAGCGACATCAGAAGCCCACGAAGGTAATCCTAATGTTTGTCCTAATGTTTTATCACCAAAGTTAAATGCTCTGTTACCAGCCCAGTAATCTGCACTGGCTCCTGTATTAGGACCACCGAAGTTATCTAAGAAACTTGTGTTGTAGCCTAAGTTACCACCTGAGCCATAAGAGAAGTTACTACTCCCTATTCCACTGAAAGGATTACTAACACTATTACCACCTGAGCCATAATTAAAACTATTAGCACCGCTTAAGTCTGGAGCACCTGTAGAGTAAGGAGAGTAAGGCTGTGCTGTGCCTGTGTCACCACCAAAACCATTACCAGAATAACCCTGGAAGCCTCCAGGGATACTCCCAGTGCCTCTAACTGCCTGAGATAGTTGTCTCGCTAAGTCATTACCTTGTAGTGAAGTAGTAGAAGACATCTCATCAGCACCAATATTAGGCTGTGCTAAAGGTTGGTTATTCTGAGCAGCGAGTTCATCTGCTGTAGTTGGTCCAGTTGTAAAGAAGCCCATAGTTATCCTCTCTTAAAGTTGGTAGTAAAGTCTTGCATACAGTGCAAAGTTAGCCTTCTGATACCAATGGTTACTGCTGCTACCTCCAGGTCTAGTCCATAGATGGAATACATTGTTGTTATCACCATAGTCACCTACATTAAATTCAATCTTCATTTCTGATTCACTGAAATCACCAGCGTGGTTATACCAGATAGGGTAACTTGACTCCTCAGAATCGTGCATTGTATTATCAAAAGGGAATACATCTCCTACGTCCACAGTGTCTTCATCATTAACACACTCCCACTCTAGAGAAACCTTTAGTAAGGTACCCTCATTGAGGCTAAAATGCGTATTAGGAACTATTGTATAGTGTTGTCTGTCAGCTGTAGGTGCATCAAAGAGTCCGTTAGCTGGTGTACCATTAACACCTTCCCACAAACATACTCTCGGAGACACTCTAGGGATAGTACTTATCTCTGTATCTACATAAGCCTTAATAGACTGTTGAGAGGCTACAGCAGTAGCACTATCAGAAGCTAAGTCATCTTCATCTTTAATAGTTAGCTCATCTTGCTTTGAATTTAATGCTGTCTGAAGAGTTGTAAACTCAGTCTCAAACACAGCACCAGAGATTACTTTATTAGGGTCTGTGTCTAGAAGTGAATCTAAGCCCACCCAGTTTGTTACTACAGTGTAGTTGCTCATAGTGTGCCTCGTGAGTTATGTATCATAATATTTTACCTTGTTTGTATAGTAGTGAGATTGACTGAAGAGAAGTCTCATAGCCGTTTGTTGTCCCTTCCATCTCAATCTTTAAGTATTTAGCTGTCCCTGATAGAGGGATAGAGCGCTCCATAAAGCCAGCTATAGGGGCAAACTTAGCAGGGGAAGCTGAGCAGTTAGTTGGTTGGTCGATAACTAATGTATCAGTAGTCTCATTCCAAACGTATCCTGCTGTAGTACAATCACCTGATGTACGGTAGTCTAATAGAGAGATGCCTGTATCAGCATAAACACCATTACTACAGAAACCTGTATCTCCATAGTCATATGACGTATCACAGCCATAGATAGATGTATCTTCTGTGGGAGAGCCTCCAAAGTAACTACCATAAGTATCTAAGTCAGCTAACATATAGTCAACTAAATGCTCTTGAATCCAATCATAAGTAGCATCACCTGGAGCTGTAAGACCAGCAGAGTACTGTAAGGCATCTATCATATCACTAATATTAAGAGTACCGCTATTATCACTATCAGCCCTTGCGTAAGTATTACCGCCAACAGTCACTGTAGAAGTAATTAAACTCTCTAAAACTGAGTCTCCATCTAAGCCAACAATATGGTTTCCTACTTGGATAGCTATTGATTTAACAGCAGCTCTAATGTTATCTTGTGTAAGAGCATTAGACCACTTATAAGAAGTACCTGTGAGTAGAGAGTTGGCACTGAAAGAAGAGCTAAAAGAAGGTAAGGTACTGAAGTCTTTGAATAATCTAAGACTTAATGTCGTAGCTTGTCCCCCTGCTACTACTAGGAGTAATCTCTTTAAGATAGAAGCTTGGACACCTTGTCCCAAGTCTACCCATACTGTAGATATACTACCTTTATATGCTTCCTCTGAATAGTTAGCTGACCCTAGGTAATCTGAATCCCAGTATCCCGTATAAGTAGCTACTCTGCCTGACTTCTGTCCTACGAGTAAACCATAGTGTTCTGAATAAACGAAAGAAGAAGGTCTTCTATCCCCAGTCCAAATCCACTTAGTGACTCGAGGAGACTCTGTGAGGACAGGTGCTTCTTTAACAGCAGTGTAAGTTAGGTCGAATACATAAGTAATAGTCTCATCTGAGAAAGATAAGAGATATAAACCCTCATCTTCCATATAGACTGACTTGATACTTCCAGGAGTCGCTCCTTTAATATTAGCAATTAACTCACCTTTAATAGTAGGAGAGAGAGATTTAAGAGGTAGCTTATCGAATGTAGCTGTTCTCGTTAGAGACCTTAAGCCAGTATCTGATAAGAAGAATAAATCATCAGCTACAGCCTGGACTGAATTTAGGGAGACACAACCGATACCTCTAATGACTTCGTCTAGAGCCATAAGAGCTAGGTTATCAGGGTTATTGTAGATGGCTATGTTATACTTACCAAAGATAACTAACTTACCACCGAAAGACTCGATAGCTACTATCTCATCCTTACCCCATACTGTCTTTAAATCAATATAACCAGCATCTGTAGTACTACTGGCAGCCCACCACTGAGACTCATCTAAGAGAGCTGAGTAGTGGATTATATCTTTCTCACCTTCAATGCCACCTACCCATAGTCTACCGAAGTATCCTAAGATAGAGGTAGGTTTAAAGTTACTGACACCTTCAGGGAAAGTACCACCTTCATAAGCCTTACCTGAGCCATTAATACCTGAGCCATTAGAGGTTGCTGTAAAGCAATCACCTATAGAGGCTGAAGCTGAGCCACCTGCTGAACTCCAGTCACCATTAGTCCCTAAGGCTGAAATCTCATAACGAGTGCCTATAGTGAAAGAACCAGAGTTGACTTCATTACCTGTAGCAGAAGTATCTACTATATCCTCTAAGTAATTCCACTCATCACCATCATAAAGGATAGGTCTGATACTATTGTCTTGTACACCAATAAGTTTATTATTGAAGTTAGACCACTGCCAGTCTGGAGTGACCACATCAGCAGGGGAATAGATATCCTTAAAAGCATCATCTCTCTCTGTTAACTCTAGCTTAGCGATATTACCACCATAGCTAGCAAAGAGAGTAGTAGAGGAGGCATTCTTATATTCGACTAAAGAGCCAATAGCACCGCCTGCATCTAGCGTACCTTGCTTCAGTCCTTTACGGAAGGCTACTTTACCACCAGATGTATAAGTAATATTATCAGCCTGTGTAAACCAAGTATTATCTAGAGCAGTGGCAGCAGTCTCTGTATCTAAACCATTGATACCAATAGTATCTAATGCTACAGCTCCTAATGTTTGGGCATTCAGCATACTAAGTTACCACCCAGTCTCTTTCGTACTCCATATTACCAGCATCTAATTGAATAGCAATACGTAATGAATCACTAGCTTCAGCGGAGATAGCACTAGAAATAGTACCACCATCTTCACCACGCTCAGCTACAGCTCTCGCCCACGCACCTAAGATTACAGGCTGTGAAGGAACTCTCAATACTTGAGCTGCTTCCTTTAGTTCTGTCTGTGCACCTACAATGTTAACTGAGATAGTCTGAGCTTCGGTAGGTACAGGGTACAGGTCGATATTGAAATCAGGCTCTCTATTCTCATTCGCTTGAGAGATACCATTAAAGGCATAATATACAGGCTCACCTGAAGCAATATGAGAGATAGGAAATACTTGTTGGTTCATCCACTCATTAGTAGCTTGCTTTAAAATAGTCCCTGTCTCTTGATTGATTACATCTAACACAGTGAAAGAAGAACCTGCTCCTCTCTCTGAATCACCTAAGGTATATTGCATATTACCTGCAGTAGTGGAGACATTGAATGATTCTCTGAGAGCATTCCAACTATGGTAGCTCTCTACATTCTTCTTAGTATCATTGACTAGCTCACCGATGAGCTTCTGATAGTCAGTTACGTTATTGGAATCATAGAGGTCACCAGACCAATCTGAATCAATAGTATCTTCCCGTAAACGCCTCAACACTGAATTTATTATCTCACGGTATGTCATTTAAACTCCTATATGTATATATTATACCACATTTGTCTCTATTTGTCAACAGTAGACTTGTATTTTTGTTTAGCTTGGTTATACCCACGCCTCTTAGTTAGCCACGGTACTGCAATGTTAGTAATAAGTAGGAACGCTAGGAAGCCATATAAGATGTCTTTACCCCATTCCTCTGCTACGTACGCCACTGCTTGTTCTTTCGTCTCTATATCAGCAACCTCGGGACTGTCAGGTACTAGTTCATCATATGCCATAGCAGTAAGACCAACAGTAACTCCAGCAATAGGGCCACCTAATAGATAAGCAGTCCCTGTAGACACTGTTGTTTTACCTAGATTTCGTAGGTCCAAGGAAGCACAACTAGTCAGTAACATCAGTGATATGAATAGTGTTGTTAATCGTATCATTTGTACCTCCT